AGATACCGTCAGAGTCCCTTGGTCACGCACGCCAACGTCCAAGAAATTTGGAAACGCTGCGGTGTTGTTGGTGAATGAAACAACCCCGTTGTCCACTGTCAGCCGCGATACCGCTGCTCCAGTGTTTGTCCCACCGAAACTAATGCTCCCAGTCGAACCACGTACCGACGAGTAGGTGATATTGTTCGCCGCTGCGCCAGTGGCGTTGAACGATGCTATGCCGTAATCCTGTAGGGAAGAATAGGCAAACATGTCAGTAATGCCTGCGCCCGCAGGTGCATTGGATACGACGCGACCGATATTGGACAGCACTGCGCACTGGACAAGCAGATTGCGCACTCCGCGAGACTCTATGCGACCAGCCCCAGTGATAAGGCAATAGCTTGCAGATACATTGCCAGTACCTGATTTCTCTAAGTAGCCATTGCTGTGGATGTTGAGGCCAGATATGTTCACTGTGCCAGCGGTTGATGCCGCCGTTATATTCACATACCCCTGGGAGTCAATTGCGCTGTAGTTTACAGTGACTGACGAATTCGATCCGCTTGCAGACTGGATATACCCAGCGCCCTGCACGCTGCTGCCAGTTAGAGACATACCATTGGCGCCGGACTGCGTGACAAAACCAGCGGTGCCTATGTTGCAATAGTTTACCGTCAACACGCCAGTAGAAGCAGCGCCCGTTTTGGTTATCCTACCATTGGGGCCAACTATGCTACCAGTTAAACTCAATGTTCCCGTGGCGTGTGTTATTGATGTAGCAGTACCAAATACCTCTCCGCCCGTAACATTAAATGCCCCAGTTGATGAGTGTGCAATAGTGGCGGCATCAATGATTCGAGAATTTAATATTGTGAAAGCCCCTGTGCCGGTGTGTGACACAGATGAAGTTTCACCAAACACGCTGCCCTGCACGTTTACGGGGCCAGACCCAGCCGCTACAGTAAACCCAGCATTGGCATGGAAAGTATTTGTCAATAAACCTGTTCCGCCAGCATTAAAGCTGGTGGCTGTTATGGTCGCCGTTGTTGGGATGTCGTTGTTGTTTACCGTCAGAGTGCTGGCTTGCAGGTTTAATGAGCCGCGTATCGTGTTGTGGTTCAACGTGCCGCCGGCACGACCTGTCAGATTGAGCACACCGGTGCGGGTAAGTACATTACCAACAACTTGATATGGGGCGCCATACGTGACCGAGAAATTACCTTCCCACGTGTTCTGTATGTATGCCGTATTGCCCCAGTCAAAGCTAGATACGCGCCCAAGCAACTCGGATGTTACCCGATTGTTCAGGTTATCCTGCACCATGAGCAGATTGTTCGTGTCGATGTCATATCGACACTCCCAAGCGGTGTTGTCGAACAAGGTATTTATCTCACCATCAAGCCCCAGTTCATTTGCGGCAACTGCCTGCAAAGTGATAGTGGTCCCCGTCAAAAACCTACCCTGTGTGAAGTCGGTTATGGTGTACGGGCACTCAGTACGCAAACTGCTAGCATTGCGTAACGCGATGAGCGCAGCGCGCGTCATCGGTGCTGGGCAAGCAGCGCCGCCAGAAGCGGGAAAGCGGTGGGGGCGATTATGGGCCATCGGTTATCCTTGAAAAGCCTTACGCAGGACGGCACTCGATACAATGCCTGGGCTCACCCAGGCACTCGGTACAATGCCTGGGCTCACCCAGGCACTCGGTACAATGCCGCCCCGTAAGGCTTCTCTATAAATCATCATTTGTCGCTTGGCAATCTGGTATCAAACCATGTGTTGAACACATCTTTCTGGAATCCACTATTGACTGCCAGAACTGTTTCTCCAGTTGCTTGTGTTGCTACAAGGTCTGGGACGAATGGGTGCACAGCGGGAGCCATAACGATTGTCTGCGACACTGGGCCCGTCACGCGAGCGCGGGAGTCATTCTGGTCTTGTACGCTGTACCGGAATCGGAAATAATTTGGTCGGTGGCGGGATGAGTACCCAAAACCACCGCGGTTCACGCCACTGCCGCCATTCGACGCTTTGCAAGACGGTATGAACATCCCAAGGTAGGTGCCGCCTGAAACATCGTTGTACTGCACACTGTCTGGCGAGTAGAACAGCCCAAGCGTGTCAATGAAAAACCGCTGGGTGTTTTCAGCTATCGACCACTCACTCACGGTATCGGCACCGACTTGGCGGTACCCGCCGCCGCGAAAGCGCGAGGCCGGTAATACCGTAGCGATGGGCGCTGCGCCCGTGGGGCTAAACGGCGTACCGGTTAGCGAGTGGACTGGATGCTTGTACCCAGCCATATTACCGCCATTGGCACGCAGACTTCGCTTTGTATACCACAGTAGCTCAAGGCGCAGATCAAGCTCGAACGCCTGTTCTGGCATATCGACGACAGTGAGCAGGGGCATGCGGTGCATTAGCAGTTTGGTGCCATCTGTTGCAACTGTATAGGTCGCCCCGGAGGGGTTCTCGTTGGCGAATGAGTTATCTGTCAACTGAGCCAGTTGAATGCTTGGGGCTGGTAGTGCTATTCCACCAGCCGATTGAACGTCAAATGCGCCTGTACCACTCATGGTTGCACCGTCCAGATAACATCAAAGGCTGCATCACCAATCGCTTCCACTGTGTGTCCTTCTGTCAAGAACTCGTTGCCTGACGCATCTTGTGCAACCGACCATGTACGGGTATTTCCCTGTGTCAGGTAGTATTTGCCTGATGGTAAGCCAACCAACACAACATTCGCACCGCCGGGAGTATTGCCCGCTTTGCGCACAATAACCGTGAACGACTGTAAGCGTGGTGGCGCTGTCCATATCGGACCATTACCGGTCGGGTCGTAGTCCGCGGTCAAAGAACCAGACGCGAAGTTCAACCCATTCGGGTCAATCTTTACATCCGGTATGCTGGCAGGTACCTCGTACAGTGGCGCTTCGTCCGACTGGACAATCTCTCGTGTAACGATCTTTTGACACTCTTGACTTACCGCACCGACAGGTACATACGCAGTTCCGTCGGCCAGTTGGTAACGCACAACCAATCCGGTCGCAGTGTCGTATACGGCCTGAATTGCGTTGGGCACCCCATGCGGGCTTGTCTGAGTGAAGGTTGCTGCTACGGGACTAACTATTGTCCCGCCGGAGAACACGACATTTATCTGCTGGGCGACACGTACAGATCCAGAAGCGAACTTGTGGTACACGACCAACTGGTACTCGCCATCGGCAAGTGCGGGGTATGTGTAGCTGATTGGTGTGCCGATAGGCTGTGTCTCAAGATGGCCATTGCCAAAATCGACAACGACTTCTCGGAAGGTGTCAATCGCCGACACTGAACTCAAGGAGCTGTCAACAGTGACAGCGTTGCCAGCTTGTGTAGTTACGACGTTTGGAATCCAAGTTCCGGTTTGGAACTCACACACCGGTACGATCTGGTATTCTGGCAGGTTAGCGCACTCGCCAACCACTGCACCGGCGGGTAGCGGACCCCACGCACCGGTGGAAGGGTCGCGCCACAGTTCGGAAAGCACCTGTGGGCTGGCCGTTTGGCTATCAGCCACTACAGCAAATCCGGTGACAGGTACTCCAGCAAGACATGCTACGAGGTCTTTGACTTCGATGCCTTCTGCGGGGAAGCACTGGGTCAGTAGTGATAAATCACCAGCGTACGTCGTGCCATCTTGGTTATATGCCTCTACCGTTGGTGGTGTGCCGGGGGCTGCGGTAGCGTCCCACACGGTTACCAACGTTACCTTTGTGCCGTCTGGCGCACACAACGCCTTGATCTCACGGTCGTATGTCGCGCCGGAAGGGCACAGCTTGACCATAAGCGCCGTGCCGGGTGCGGTGTGTACCGCTTGTGACAGGGCGTCCGCGGCCTGTACTGTTGTATCTGCGCCACAGGTAGTGGCTGGCACAGCAACTGGTACTGGCGCTGGAAGGCCACATACCACTACCTTCTGCGCGTCCTCACATGGGTCGAACGGATTGGTAGCAGGCCCTGGGACTTGCGGTGTGGGCAGTTGGCCCGTGGTGCAGCAGTTATTCATTTGCGTAATACCTGTTTTAGCGCATCCACGAAAGTTTGATAAGCGGACACATCGCGGTCTGGCAAGTCAAGCACCAACGGTTGGTGCCAATACAGTTGTCGCCGGCCAGAGATGTCTCCGCCTTCTGTTGCGACGAAACGAGACTTCTCGCCGTTGACGCCTACAAGCTCAACCACAGTGCTTGGTGTTACGCTTATGGCACGAACCCATTGACGAAAGCCCATGTGCCACAACTCGTCGCCAAGCAATACTGGTTTACCTGCTATATTCATGGCGCTATTCTAGCGCATGTGTTGTTTTTGCGCAACTTAATATGTGCTTGCTCCGTTTGCCCCCGCGACAGCGCCTCTGGCCACGCCGCCAGAGCGCCCATCTAGCTGCGGTACCTGCTGGCCACCGGCACCGAACGGGAGGTTTGCGCCTGCCGCTGCGTTGGCCGAAGCCACGGCCTGGTCGAGTAGCGCATCCCCCATGCCGAGTGAATCGACAGGGTAGCCTGCGTCCTCCAGTACCTGGCGATAGGCGAAATCCTCAACCATCTTAGGCAGGGACTGGCGATCAACACCGTTCTGCACGACGCTCAACATAGCGCGGCGCTCTTGGCGAGCCAGGTCTTGCGTGAGCAACCCGGTGATACCGCGGAACGACAGGTCGATGTCCTGTCCTTCGCTGAAGCCTTTGTCGTTTTCCATGTGGTGGTTGAACAGCGCCCGCCATGCTGGCTCCAGCGCAATGTCCTCCTCGATAGCCGCTTCCTTGATGACGCGCAGGGCGTTGCTGATGCGTTGGCTGTACTCACCAAGGCTTGAGCGCCCGAAGTCTTGGCTGCTGTAGGCAAAGGCGGGCAGGCCGCAGGCCTCGTCCGCCTTGCGTAGCAGGTTGTCCAGTTGCGTCATTATGAGGTGGTACTGCGCCGACACCGCCCGCATTGGGCGTATAGGGTCTGGCATCTGGCCACCGGTGTAGGCATCAGCTACCTCGTACTGCGCCCCTGGCACAATACTCTTGCTGCTCAGTGGGTTCTCGAACACCGTCGAGTTAATCATGGTTGGTGGACGTGAGGCCCAATCCATGTTGTGCTCGAATGTGTGGAAGATCGTGTTGACCTGTTCCTCCAGGTCGTACAGGGCGGCACCCATGCCAACCACGTCGTACAGCCCGTCGCCAAACTTGTTGAACGGCACGCCGAAGAACGTGCGATCAGCGCCGGCTGGCGACTTCAGTGCCTCACACAGGATGGTGCGCCCGCCGCAGATAACGGCGTGCACGTTCACAGAGTCCAGCGCGTCTACACCGGTGACGCCGTGTTTGAGCAGGTCAGCCCCGTTCAGGAAACCCTCATGGATCAACAGTGGGATCGGTTCATCCGGTCCCCAGTACACGGCTTCTTTCGTGAAATCGAAGTCTGTGCCGATCCAGTTACGGTCAACCTTCTCGAAATCGGTGATGATCTCCTCGATAGCCTTGCGGTCGTAGCGGTCGTCAGAGGCCATGCGCACGAGTTGGGCCTTGGTGGCCGAAGCGATCTCGATATTGGCCGTATTGTCCTGCATGCTAGCCGCGTCGTTGATGCAGAGCATCTGCAATGGGTTGATGGCCCTGAAGGTTGGGCGCATCTCATACTCACGCACGACGCTTTTACCTTTGTGGTTGATCGACAGGCGGTTTTCCCAGTGTGGGAAGCGCCCAAACCCTATTCCGTACAGGAACTGGTAGTGGGTGAGCACGCCGTACATGTTGCGGAACCCGCCTTGGATGATGCTGTCGCGTAGCTTGCGGTCGGCACGCTTGGCGGCACCTGTGGCCACGGCCACCATGCGGGCTTGCTCCACTTCCTTGAGCTTACTAGCCTCGCGGCGCATGAAATCCAACACCTCTGGTGCTGGTGCGCCGTCGGCATCCGTCATTACGTCCACCAAGCCCCCGCCGCGGGTGAGGAGCCGCTCTTGCAGCTCGCGTTGAATCTGTTTGCGGATGTTATCCCGGCTTTGCTTGTCCAGTTCCGGCTCAGGCGTAGGCACGGCGGATAGTACGGCGTCCAAATGGTTCACCACCAGGTCGCGTTTCCACGCACGAGCGGCATTTACCTTCTGCTGCACAATGCCGTAGTACCGGGTAGGGCAAAAACCAAAGGCCTTTTGCAGGCGGCTCGACAAATCGCTGTCGTACTCGCGGCGATATTGCTTTTCCGCCTGGTTGGCCACCGTACGGAAGGTCTTTCCCTGGTGGATTGTGCGTCGGCCGAGGTCGTCATCGGCCCGGTTGGCCCGTTCCATGACGATTTTGGCGATTGTGTCTTTGGCAATGTTGATTTTCATGTGGTCATCCCCACGCAGAGGTGGTTTCTCGCTGCTGGCGTAGGTGCCCGAGGCGTAAAGTGTTGTATTTTTGCAACGGTTGCTGCGTTTCAGGGGTTGTGTACGCTCCCGGCTTGGCCCGCGCGATGGCATACGTCATAAAAGCGTCCGCATAGTGGCTCGTCCAGTCGTGTTTTGGCGTAGCCGACATGATTTTCCTAGCCGGATCGTACACGAAACGGTACTGAGACAGGGCTTCTAGCACGTAACCGCAGGCGGAGTCGCCTGTATCGAGGTCCGTCTGCATGTTGACGATGGTGCGGCGCATGAGTTGAGCGCCCAAGGCCATCTGATCGGGCTTGCGGGTGTTAGGAACGCGCTCGAACCGTAGGCCTAGGCGTAGCGCCTGCTCCAGCCGCGTGGTGCCGGCACCCCACTCGCGTGCCGCGATGTCGTGCGGGGCGTAATGTTTGCCGTAGTGGTACTGTCGGGCCGCCAATACAGAAGCATAGTGCTCCAACCCAGTGTCGTTGGCCGCGTAATAGTCTATCAGCCGGGCCTCGTTGCCAACCTCTTGCCAGAATAGGATGACAGTATCGTCACCGACACCCAAGTCCCAGCTAGTGTGGACAGGGTATCGCGGGTCGTAGCCGCAGTTACCGGCTCTGCCGGCGTCTTTGAGTTCCTGAATCTCAGGCCCCCAGACAGCGCCGATGGTTGAGGCCTCGAAGCTGCACAGGTACTCCTGATTGAACAGGGCGTTACCAAGCACGGCGCCATGCTCTTGTATGAAGTTATGCCGCTCGATGGACAGTTGCTCAGGGGTGAACACGCCGGTGTCGTTGGCACTTAGCACCTGGACGAAGGCTCGCGGGTTGTCGCGGTTGTTCTCCACCATCTTGTGAAAATGGTTCTTACCGCGGGGCGTGCTGATGTGCATGGCCCAACCCTTGCTCTCCAGCAGCATGGGGCGAAAGAAGCCCCAGGCCGCGGGGTCAGCAATGGCCGATTCAGACATGACCATGCCTACCGGGCCTGCGCCCACCAGGCTGTTGTAGTTGTCCGAGCCCACCATCTGTATGGTGCTATTGTTCTTGAGTTGGATGAACATCTCCTGGTTGTCGCGCCTTGCGATCAACTCAGGTGGTACGGCGTCGTCGATACGTGTGCGCCCGGTGCGGTGGTTGACACCGTTCCAGATAGCCTTACGGGCCTGGGCGTACTCAGGCAGGCAGTAGTAATACGACCCAACCCGCTGCATGGCCTTAGTGGCCACGGCCTGGAGGCCTAGCTCGTCCTTGCCGAAGCGGCGGTGGGCGGCCAGCACGATGAGGTCTTTCTGCCCCTGCTCCAGCGCCGTCCACGCCGGCATCTGGTCTCCACGGGGAGCCCAACCGTACGCGGGTAGCTCAATGACCTTAGCCACAGCACACCGTAACGTCAGAGTGCCCAGTGCCAAAGGTAGAATGTTTGCCCTTGACCTGTAGCGGTGGGCAGCCGTCGTAGAAGACAGGCGCAGTGAAGCAACAGCAGTCGGTGGTTGCCACTGTCAGCGTCCACACGCCGCGGGCGGGATTACCTGGTACTGTTAGGACAACGCCGGTTGGGGTTGGCTGCACAGTAAGCGCAACAGGCTGATACCCCTCCCGTGTCAGCTTGGCCGTCAGGCTCTGCGATTGACATGAGGCGGGGTTGGCGAGGGTGAGGCTCTTGGCCTCGCAGCGTAGCACTATCACAACAAGCGTCCGATGAGCAGCCCGACGCCGAGGGCGATGAGGATACGGGCGCCGTCGCAACAGCGACAGCCCGACGTGAGCGCTTGGAGCACCTTGTCGATAGGTTTAATAGTTGAGTGACCATCCATGTCACAGGGGTTGGCACGGTACAGTCGGTATTTTTCATACATTTGTCTGAGCATCAAGGTACTCCTTCGGTGTCCAGAACTCGTGTCGATTCTGTGTGACGTAGCGTTGGGTGTGGTTGCGCGGCATGCTTGAGCCGCAGTTGCATAGCACAGTGAAGGGCCGCTTGGTCGCCTTCTCGTACATGGTCTCGCCGATGGCTACAGGGCGGGGCTGCTCACTCATGCCTGTGGCTCCTGGGGGGCGGGCGGAGCGAACTGTTTAACCGCTACCGAGAAGGGCACATCGGAGGACAGCTTGAGCTTCTTGCCGTATTTCTCTGGCATGTTGCCCTCCATGAGCTTGACGAGTAGGGTGTCGGAGAATACTGTCTTGTAAGCTAGTGGTTTGCCGTCTCGGCCTATAACGGCCTCTTCTACGCCTGTTACCGCTCGTTTGTACGCAGCCTCTTCGAGGGAGTCGTTGAAGTCACCGATGGCGTGCTCGTAGTTCAGCTTGAACTCTTCAGCCTCACCGGTGTCTTGCTCCATGTACTTCAGCACTGCGCCCCGGGTGACGCCGGCTGCCGCGCAGGCCTTGCGCAGTGAGCCGGTGTCCCGGAGACTTGATAAAAATAGTTCTTGCCACATGTTGCGTTTATACCACACTTGTTGTGTGGCTGCAACTCATACAGGTGTAGCCCTATACAGCCACCGGTGCGTAGATAGCTGGGTGTGGGTCGTACCCGTCCAGAGTGAAGTCGCTAGGCACGTAGTCCTCCAGCCGTTGGCGTGGGTTTATTGTGAGTGTTGGAAGTACGCGTACGTAGCGCCCAAGCACACGCAGGGCTTGGTCCATGTGGTTGTTATATAGGTGGCAGTCGCCGCCAGTCCAGATAAGTTCCCCAGGCTGTAGGTCTGTGTGCAGGGCCACGATGTGGATAAGCAAGGCGTAGCTCGCTATGTTGAAGGGTACGCCAAGGAACACGTCTGCGCTGCGCTGGTACAACTGGCAGGATAGGCGGCCTTCGGCCACGTAGAACTGGAACATCGCATGGCATGGGGCCAGGGCCATGTTGGGCAGGTCGGCCACGTTCCACGCGCTCACCACATGCCGTCGGCTGTCCGGGTCGGCGATGATACCGTTGATTACGGCCGGTAGTTGGTCTTTCCACTGGGCGCCATACATTGGGCCGATGGTGCCATCCGGTTTTTCCCACTCATCCCAGATCGTCGAGCCCAAGTCCCGAAGCTCTTGGACGTTGGTGGAGCCACGCAGGAACCAACATAACTCTGCCGCCATTGAGACGAACGGTACGCGCTTGGTGGTGACGAGCGGGAAGCCTTCGGCCAGGTCGAAGCGCATCTGGTGCCCGAAGATGGACTTGGTGCCTGTGCCGGTGCGGTCGGCCTTCGCCGTTCCCTGCGCGATGATCTTGCGTATGAGGTCTTTGTATTGTTGCATGTGGCGTATTATACATTGGTATGTGGCTGTTTTATTTTAGGAGGCGTAGTTTTCTGGCGATGGGGTAGGGGTTCGATATAGGGATTCCCATAACGGAACAAAGTCAAATTGTTTTTAGATTGTTGCTATTGGCCAAGGGCCTTGGGCCGTTGGCTTCTAGGAGGGGTACCTGGCTTTGGGCTGATGGGTAGGGGGTGAACATGTATGTGTATGGAACCATTTTTCATACACCTTCGTTCTTAGTACCCAGTAGGGGGAGGTACTTATTACGCGTGCGTGCGTGCGTGCGTGCGTGCGTGCGTGCGTGCGTGCGTGCGTGCGTGCGTGCGTGCGTGCGTGCGTGCGCTGGGCGCTGGGCGCTGGGCGCTGGGCGCTGGGCGCTGGGCGCTGGGCGCTGGGCGCTGGGCCCTGGGCGCTGGGCGCTGGGCGCTGGGCGCTGGGCGCTGGGCGCTGGGCGCTGGGCGCTGGGGGCTGGAGGATAGCCAATGGCCTAGGGTTTCAACCTATAAAATAATTTTAAAAACCTTTTCAATTCGTGTTATAGTTGCACCATGTTCAATTTTTAAAGGAGATTTCAAAATGTCAAAAACACACGTGTCGATTGGCGGATGCTTATATCGTGTTGTGCATGGTGGTGAAATGCCCTCTCATGCTGTTTATATTGGCGTCGGACGCCTTGTAAACCCAAATGGTTTTTATGTTGACGCTCCATGTGTGTCGTTATACCGCGTAGGTAACATTTTCATGTACCATATATAATTTTAAAAACCTTTTCAATTCGTGTTATAGTTGCACCATGTTCAATTTTTAAAGGAGATTTCAAAATGTCACTAGCACAATACGCATACGTTGCTGGCCTGCTGGCGCTGGCGCTGGCTGTTGCCTTGCGGTATCGCTGGCACAAAAAGCGCCCAGCGCCCAGCGCCCACCAGTTGCTGAACTGGTAGAAGATGTATGTTGTTGTTTTTTGTATGCCTGTTGTTTTTTGTATGCCTGTTGCATAGGGCTTTTAGTTTCCTGCATCGTCGCTGGTTTTAATGGCTGTTGCATATGGTTTGTATTTTAAAAACCTTTTCAATTCGTGTTATAGTTGCACCATGTTCACTTTTTCAAGGAGATTTCAAAATGTCACAAAATGAATGGATCGCTTTGTTTCGTGCCGCCCGTGTTCCTTTCGTCATAGAAGGCGGGTATGTTGTCACGTTCTATAAAAACCGTCGTATTCGTCACGGCATTCATGGTGCCCACACGCTCTAAGCCCATAGCTTAAAGCCCTACGTGTAGGGCTTTGAGATATCGGCTTGGTATCGTAACGAAGGAGAATTTCCATGAACGCACGTAACCTATTTATCGCATGTGGCATCCATGCCGACAGCATCACTGAAGGCGCGGCCACTGAATTGCTGGCGCTGAATAAAGCCCAAAATAAAGGGCTTTGGGCCAAGGGCCAAGAACATGGGGAGCATGTGCCCGTGTGGACGTATGCGCTGCGCACCACTGGCGACAAAGAACGCCTATACAAGTGGCTTGAAGGTCACCGAGCGCATGGCGCCAAGCGTGTTGTTATCGCGCCCGTGAATGGGTCTGATTGCGAAGCCTATGGGCTGATGTGCGGGTTTAGCGCTATACAGGCCACTGTGTCGCGCGGACGGGTTATAAAGGTGGTGATGGTTCGCGCATAAGCCCATAGCCTAAAGCCCTTGTCCGAGGGCTTTGGGATATCGGCTTGATATCGTAACCAAGGATAGAACCATGCTCTATAGCATTGAACAACAACAACGCATGCGCAGGATTGAATTGGAGCGTAGAGCTAAAGGCTTGCCGCCTGCCAGCACCAGCACCAGCACCAGCACCAGCACCAGCGACGACTATGGTTTAGCTGTTGCACTTACCACGTTGGCGCAAGCAGCTTTTACCGTGCCCGATGCACCAGCGCCCGAAGCCTATTCCAGCGGCTCAGGCGGCGACTTCGGTGGTGGGGGCGCAAGCGGGTCGTTTGGGGACTAAGCCCATAGCCTAAAGCCCTTGTCCGAGGGCTTTGGGATGTCGGTTTGACATCGTAACCAAGGAGAGAACCATGTTATACAACATTGAAACGGCGAACCCCGAGCAACTGCGCGAACATGCTAAAGGCCTAGGCCTAAACATTATCGCTGAACGCCTAGCCAACCATGAATATGTCATTGAGGGCCAAGCCCCTCAAACCCTGTTCATCATGGAAGGGCGCCTAATAAATCGCACCGTGCTTACCCTCCTGTGCATGGCCCACCGCCAACAATGCTTGGCTATGTACGACCCCGAGACTGGCAAAGGCGAATGCCCTGGCCCCAAACCTTGGCCTTTTAACCTTGCATATTTCGCCCAAACATGATTGCCGCTATCATTTTGCTCTGTACCGTTGGCGCCATAGAGTACCTCGAAGGCGCCACACGAATCGTAATACTTTGGATTTTATGGGGTTTGTTATGCACGTTATGAAAGATGCTCTAGGCCGCTGGCGTGTGGTTAAAGGCGACGACTTACACGCTGTCGTGTACAAAAACCGTGCGGACGCGCAAGCGTCCGTGGATAAAATCTCAAAGGGCTTGCAAAAATTCCAAAGCGTTGCGGAACGTGAACGAACTAAAAAGTATTTCAGTCTTGGCTAGCACAAACTTTCCTAAAACAGCGTTTTATTTGATTATTTTTTATATTTTTATATTTGCTGGTTTTTAGGCTGTTGTAAACTTTCCTAAAACAGCGTTTTATTTGATATATTTTTATATTTTTATATTTTATATTTTATATTTTTAATTTTTAGGCAATATAATCAATATACTACTTTTTTTTCTTGCGTTAAATATAAAAATATAAAAAATAATCAAATAAAACAGCGTTTTAGGAAAGTTTACAACAGCCCAAAGCCCAAAGCCCAAAGCCCAAAGCCCAAAGCCCAAAGCCCAAAGCCCAAAGCCAAAGCCACAATCTAAAAACTATTTGAAAAACGTGATATACTACAATTTGAAAGGGTTTTCCAAATGTCAATAGCTCAACAGATCATCGCCTTATGTGAAGGATCGCCTTACGTTCTGCCGTGGCAGGGCTATGCCGAAAGCAGCCGCATGGAAGGAACTGGAATGAAAAAATACGAACTACTCACAGACGACACCGTGACAGCCCCGAGCGGAGCCACGCTGTACCGCATCCGCAGCCTTGTCGCCATCGCTGCGCTAGGGCTTCCGGCGGGAGAGCTCGGAGGGTATATCGAAGCCGAGCGCAATTTGTCACACAGCGGCAACGGTTGGGTCTCCGGCAACGCTTTGGTCTCCGGCGACGCTCGGGTCTCCGGCGACGCTCATGTGTACGGCAACGCTAAGGTGTACGGCAACGCTAAGGTGTACGGCGACGCTAAGGTCTCCGGCAACGCTCGGGTCTACGGCAACGCGCAGGTCTACGGCGACGCGTGGGTCTCCGGCAACGCTTTGGTCTACGGCGACGCGCAGGTCTCTTCCCCCTATCTCACATCCTGGGGGTTAAACCTCGCAGTAATGAAATGAACAAATCAGACGGCTCACGCTTGGCTTTTCGCTGGGGCCAAACCCGCGCAATCACGGAGGTCGTATGGCACTACTCGAAGCCTTAATCGAGATACGCGACGAACAGCGCCACGAACCGATTTATGGTATTTGCCTTAACGCAGAGGACAACCTACGCTATAGCATGACCAGAACGGAGCGAGACGCTGCCATGTGCAGGCTATACGGGGCAATGATGCTTTGGCCAAAATACTCAGGCTGGCCTCGGTACCCAGTGCCGCATCCTGTACTGGAACCAGAGAATGCTTTCTACCGTTGCGACCTTTGGGACAAAGCCACTGAGTACGGCCAAGCCCGTTGGGAACTGCTTGACTTTTTAATTGAGGAATTTTCAAAATGAACTTAGGAAACGTTTACACCACTGGCCCGAGCCTAGACGCTTGGTGCAAGCTAACAGACCTGTACGGCGACGACAGGCTCACGCCCGTACACCTAGGCCAAGTGCTTAACATCTGTGGCCCTGAGACCGCGCTCTACTGCCTCAAGTGCGCCGACGACACCCTAATCAGGCGCGTCATGGCCCGGTGGGTGCTGGAGGCCACGGCCCTGCCCGCCGAGCCGCCTGGGGCCATGCTGCACGTCCTGCGGCGCCTCGCCGCTGGCCCTGTCGCGGGCGTATCAACGAGCGAGGAAACGCTAGGCCTCACCTGCTCTGTGGCATGGGAACATGCCGAGCGGCTGGCACCCAAGGCCTACGACCGCCTCCGTGGGCTGTTCACATCCAACGCCGAGGCCATCCGTGAGTTCGAATTCGCTCGGTGCAGCGCATGGGTCACTGGCCGGTCCCCTGCCTATCGCCTGTTTAACGTGTACGCGGCAACGGACAAGCCCAAGGCCCATGCCATCCTGCGTGAGGTGATCGCATGAAGATACGCGCCCTGTCAGGCTCGAACAGCCATTACGTGCGCATCGGCCGCAAGGTAGCCAAATGGCTGCACCCCACACCACCGGCCCCAGGCCAACGCAGCACGATACGGCGTGTGCGAAGGCCGCTACACATCGTAGGGATCCTATGGCACACCGGCATATGGCTGGTATCAGACATACCTTACACCGAATGGCCCGAGCTATTCGGCATCACCGTTACCAACACCAACACCACGAGGGCACCATGCAAATAATTTTTAGAAAATCAGCCAACACCAACGCCTTTGGCCTGCGCGGGTACTGGGTGTACGACCCACACACCCGCAGCATGACCAGCTTCGCGGCATCTGCTGACTACGCCATAGGCCAACGGTTCAACACCATGCCGTTTGGCGAACTGGTGCAGGCCCAAGGCCGTATGCCGCCAGCATGGGACGACCTCCTACCGCCAGAGGCCAAGCTGGATCGCACTCGCATTGCCTTTTTAACCGATATTAAGAAAGAAATCCTATGTACCTAATGTTCAAAGGTCAACACATGACCACCAACAGCTTCGCCAAAACCGTTGGCCTGAGCTTCCACCAAGCGGACAAGCTGCTCAAGCAGGGCCTAACGCCAGAGGCCATCGCCGCAGAGCCTGACACAGCGCTCACGGCAAGCGCCCTGGCGGCCAAGATTGGTATGCCAGTTACCCAAGTCCGAACGCTAAAGGCCAAGGGCTACACCGTACAACAAATCAAAGCAGAGGCATTAGTATGAACATCAAAGCGTTACTCACACCCCTAACACCAGAGCAACTGGCCCAACGTCAACTGCTAAAGGCCCAACTCGACCTGCTTGAGGCCCACCGCATGAAGGAAATGTGGGAAGCGCAGGTGCAGTGCCATGAAAAAATTATTGAACGATTGCAAAAACAGGCGTATAATACAGTTGTATGTAAGGGCGAAGCCATTGCATTGCCCTCAAGTATGTGGGGACATTAAGTCGATGAAACGCATTTATTCACTACTTGCAGCGGCCACTATCCTGTTTATGGTGTGGTTCGCTGACGTGCTAATCAAATTTGGAGCCATGTTGTGACCGAAGAAATAATCAAAGCCATCGCCGAGGGCAAACCAGTTTGGTATCGGGCTAAGGGCACAAACGAGTGGCGGCAGTTGTCTACCGCCAATACGCTACTCGTGCTTAGTAACCCAGAGATCGAGTGGCGCTTGCACCGCCCAGTGGACGACCTGCCTTGGCAGGTGCAGGCTGCGCTGGATACCCAAGCGCACAGCAAGGTCTACAAAAAGGGGTGGCTTGACTGCTGCATGGCGCTCAAGCCTGAGTTGAAACAACAGTGCGAAGCCGCACGAAAGGAACTGGAATGAAAAAATACGAACTGCTCACAGACGACACCGTGACAGCCCCGAACGGGGCCACGCTGTACCGCATCCGCAGCCTTGTCGCCATCGCTGCGCTCGGGCTTCCAGCGGGGGAGCTCGGAGGGTATATCGAAGCCGAGAAAAACCTGTCACACAGCGGCAACGGTTGGGTCTCCGGCAACGCTTTGGTCTCCGGCGACGCTCGGGTCTCCGGCGACGCTCATGTGTACGGCAACGCTAAGGTGTACGGCAACGCTAAGGTGTACGGCGACGCTAAGGTCTCCGGCAACGCTCGGGTCTACGGCAACGCGCAGGTCTACGGCGACGCGTGGGTCTCCGGCAACGCTTTGGTCTACGGCGACGCGCAGGTCTCTTCCCCCTATCTCACATCCTGGGGGTGAAACCTCGCAGTAATGAAATGAACAAATCAGACGGCTCACGCTTGGCTTTTCGCTGGGGCCAAACCCGCACAATCACGGAGGTCGTATGACACTACTCGAAGCCTTAATAGAGATACGCGACGAACAGCGCCACGAACCGATTTATGGTATTTGCATTAACGCAGAGGACAACCTACGCTATAGCATGACCAGAACGGAGCGAAACGCTGCCATGCTCAGGCTAGACAGAGCAATGATGCGTTGGCCCAAATACTCAGGCTGGCCACAGTACCCAGTGCCGCATCCTGTGTATAGGCCCGATGACGCCTTTCATATCTGCGACCTTTGGGACAAAGCCACTGAGTACGGCCAAGCCCGTTGGGAACTGCTTGACTTTTTAATTGAGGAGTTATCGAAATGACAATTGCCAGTATTTCGGCGCAGGTCAAGGCTAAAAACCAATACACCTGCCATCATTGCAAACGCACGGCCTTGGGCACCGCGCACAGTTTTACCGCCCAAGCAGCCTCAGTAGAAGGTTTGGCCGTAGTCTTACGGCTGCACCCGGTCAGCCCGTACTACATGCCGGTTGGCTGGGGCTATCACGGCTATGGATACAAGTGCGCGGCCTGTGGCTCGAATCCCACGCGCCTTACACCGAATGGCCCGAGCTATTCGGCATAACCGTCACCAATACCAACACCACGAGGGCACCATGCAAATAATTTTCAGAAAATCAGCCAACACCAACGCCTTTGGCCTGCGCGGCTACTGGGTGTACGACCCACACACCCGCAGCATGACCAGCTTCGCGGCATCTGCTGACTACGCCATAGGCCAACGGTTCAACACCAGGCCGTTTGGCGAACTGGTGCGGCCCCAAGGCCGTATGCCGCCAGCATGGGACTACCTCCTACCGCCAGAGGCCAAGCTGTTGGCTATCCCCGCCAAGCTGGAGCGCACTCGCATTGCCTTTTTAACCGATATTAAGAAAGAAAGAAATCCTATGTACCTAAAATTCAAAGGCCAACACATGACCACCAACAGCTTCGCCAAAGCCGTTGGCCTGAGCTTCTACCAAGCAAACAAGCTGCTCAAGCAGGGCCTAACACCAGAGGCCATCGCCGCAGAGCCTGACGTGGCACTCACGGCAAGCGCACTGGCCGACAAGATCGGCATGCCAGCGGCCCGAGTCCGAGCGCTCAAGGCCCAAGGCTACACCGTACAACAAATCAAAGCAGAGGCATTGGTATGAAAAAGCAAATCAAAGAATGGCTGTCCCCACTCACACCGCAGCAACTGGCCCAACGCCAACTGCTCAAGGCCCAACTCGACCTGCTTGAGGCCCACCGCATGAAGGAAATGTGGGAAGCACAGGTGCAATGCCATGAAAAAACTATCGAACGTTTGCAAAAACAGGCGTATAATACAACTGTATGAACGAAGACATCATCGAAGCCATTGCCGAAGGCAAGCCAGTTTGGTACCGGCACCAAGGCTCAACGGCATGGGCGCCACTGACCGAGCACAACACGGTGCGTGTCTTGCAAGACAAGGCCATTAGCTGGAGGCTTGAGCGCCCAGCCGATTCCTTGCCCTGGCAAGTGCAAGCGGCGCTGGACACCCAAGCGCACAGCAAGGTCTACAAGAAGGGGTGGCTTGACTGCTGCATGGCGCTCAAGCCTGAGTTGAAACTACAGTGCGAAGCCGCACGAAAGGAACTGGAATGAAAAAATACGAACTACTCACAAATGACACAATCACCGCCGTCAACGGAGCCACACTGTACCGCATCCGCAGCCTTGTCGCCATCGCTGCGC